TAATGCTTCTAATATATCTTCAGCACTTCTAAAGTTATATTTACCAAATGAATTGAATTTTGATTTTGATGCTTTAAATTCTTTTTGAATTAAAGACAATTTTTGATTTAATGTTAGTTCCATTTTAATTTGTTTTAAGGTTATAAAGTTCTTGTTTAATTATTGTCTTGTATTCTCTTGGACAATTTTCATCAGCTAATTCAAAACAGTATGTTTCTAATGTTTGAAGATGGTTTTCTAATTTGCAGATTCTATCTTGCATTGCTTCTAATCTAAATCTGTTGTAATCTAATAGATCTTTCATAATTATAAAAATGAATAAATAGTTAATAATAAAGTTAAAATTAATCCCATTGCAATTAATCCAAATCCGATGTCTTTTAAATTCTGTTTCATTTTGTTTGTTTTTAGTTGTTATTTCTTTGGCAAATATATAACTGTTTTTGATATAAAAAACTATCAATATTAATTTTAACAAAACTTTAACATTTTAGCCAAAAAAAGGGACACTAATTAAAGCATCCCTCTTTCCTAACAAACAATTTAAAACGCAAGAATATTATAAAGAACTTAAAAGAGAATTGTATTTGTCAATCATATCAATCAAATCTACATCAGCAAATTTAACTATTTGTTTTGATTTAATTAAAAGATTATCAGGTAAGTTATTATCAAATTGTGTTAAATACTTTGAGAAAGCATATTGCATACCTTGATTGGTTATATTGCAACCATAACATTGTACACCTACATTGTTTTCATCCCATCGAGTTGAGTAATGTCTGCGTGACATAAAGTGTCCACATTGCAATTTTTTATAATGGTCTTTCTTATTACAGGTAACACAAGTAGCTATTTCATCAATAGCATTTTTACGTCTTATGTATTGACTAAAGACTGTATCAAGTTTTATTACTAAAGATTTTCGTGTTGGTTTTTTCATTTGTCAAATGTATACAATATCAATTAACAATATTTGTAAATAACTAATTTTAAATTATTGCAATAATGTCAAAAAAAAACTGTAAATTTGTAATGTTCTTAAAAACAAAATAAGTTTTAAAAAAAAAGATAAAATAAATAATTAAAATAAACAGAACAAAAACAAAGTGTGTTGCAAATAGTTATGTTCTTTTGTTATCTTCCTTGACCTTTGTATTTCTTTTGATAGTTTTTAGAAGATTTTAATTTAGAAGATTTTGTTTTTGAATGTACACCTGGTCTTGAAATATTAGTTTCTATACGGGTAGAAACCACCGTCTGTTTTGCCATACTAAATAAATTATAATTATAATTAAAATATATCCTATTGGATTAGAAGTTTTCTCTATATTTTTAACTTTTTTATTTTCTTTAACCTTTGTAGTTTGTTGTTTATCTTCTATTTTAGACACTTTTATATCCTTTTTATATAAACTATTGTCTTTTGTATTTATGTGTCTTAAAATAACGTTTTTGTACGTTATACCGTTTACTACAATATCCTTGCAAGTATCTAATGCAGTTATTGTAAACTCATCAGTTGTAATGTCGTTTTTAGTTTCTATTTTTATATCTTCTTTTGTCGCAATTTTAACAATAGTTGCTGAAATAGAATCTTTCTTAACTTCTTCTATTACTACTTTTCTTGTTGAACAAGATGATAACATTGTAACTATAGTAGAAGCTAATGCAACTGATAACCAAAATGTAATAACTCCTTTATATCGTGAAATAATTGTTTGCTTCAATTTGTCGTCTTTTAGTTAAACCTGCTAATTTTTTTGTTCCTACTTTATCCCATTTTAAAAATTCATCTGCAATCGAATGGTCTAATCTATTATTATTTACTTTTTTTAAAAGTGTACTTCTCATAAAATTTGCTACTCCAACATTATAAGCAAATGAAACTAAAGAATTAAATTGATTTTGAGTTAAAGGTTGTGTAACACATTTAGAAACTCTTTTAGCAAAATTATCAGCAATATCTTTAAACATATCAAATGCTTCAGCTTTAGTTATTTCTTTATCTATCATAGTAACTTTTTTACCATCTTTGTAAAAAGTATTACCATATCCAATAGTAGCTAATTTAGCAGGACACAAATAAGGTTTGGAACTAAATCCTTCAAACTCACAAATTAACATATAGCCTTTATTGTCTAACTTCATTTTGATAATAATTTAATTATTGTTCCTACTAATCCAGCAGTAAGTACTCCCGCAACAAATTTCAATTGACCGATATAAACAGATTTTTTAGCCATATCTAATTCAATAAACTCTAACTTTTCTTTTAAAGTTTCTATATCGTGTTTAATAGAATCAATATCAGAAATAACACCTTTATTGCCGTTTAATTTACAACCAATTAAAGCACCTGATATATTTTGTAAATCTTCTTTTATTAATCGAAGGTGTTGTTCCATTCGGTCTAATCTTTCTTTTTCTTGAAATTCCATTAACTTTTAATTTTTGCAACTATATCCGTAAATCCTTGTATGCTTACATAAGCAGTAGCTATTACTACCCAATCTTGAGACGTTAAATCTCCAGCGAATAATCCACAACAAGCTATAACAAACACCATTAGTTTGCGTGAAATAATCTTATTTAATATTTTATCGATATTATTCATAATTTACATATTGTATGTATGCAGGTAATTCATCTTCTGAAATTTCAAATAAATCTGAATAATCAATAAATATTGGATGATTTTCCAACTCGCCTACATAATTGTCTAAATTTACTATTGTGTAGCTATTTGTACCTACTGAATTAATTTGTCTTATATGTCTCATTATGTGAAATATTGTAAAGTTAATGATATTACTCTTGATGATACTGCCGTTGTATGTGTTATTACAAACTCATATCCAGTATTTGCGGCATTTCTCCTTAAAAGACAACTTCGAGTAAGAGCTGAAACCGTAGTTGTTGTCGTGTTAAACATACCCACGCCATAATATAAAATATCTAAAGCACCAGATAATCCAGTTGGACTTAATGGAGTTGGCATATCAACTGGCAATGGGATGACAACTTGTGAAATACTTCCAGCAGTAGTATAAATTAAATTTACTCTACCAGTTACTAAAGTCCCTAATTGATTCCATTGATATGTACTTGATGAAATAGTTGTTGGTGCAGTTCCAGTAAATGCAGGAGATAAGCTATACGTTTGTTCTGCCACATCAAGTCCACTTGCTTTACCGTTTAATTGTGTTTGAACAGAACTTGTAATGCCTTTAACATATTGCATCTCTTGTGCAGTTGGATAAAGAGTAGTGCTTCCTATTTGTAGTGTACCTGTTGCACCACCACCTCCCGTAGTACCTAAAACTATACAAGTGCCACTATTTCCAGCAGGAACGGGTATTTCTGGGTTAGATGTAAATTGTTTTGAACCTGAAATTATTTGACTTGTTCCTGTAATTAATCCAGTTGTTGTAGCTCCTCCAGCAATAGGTATATTTAATTGGTGATTTGTTCCTGATGATGTCCAAGCGGGAATTAATGTACTTGTATTTGAAGTTGTGCTAAAAGTTTGTGTTGCACCTGTAAGTCCATTTAATGAAGATATACCTGTACCTGATATAACTAAATCCCCACTACCTAAAATACTATTTCCGTTTATTGTTTTGATGTTTGTTGCTGAAACTAATGTAGGTTGTAATCCTGCTTCTGAAGGAGTTTTATTTTCCCATATATCTGTTGCAGAAGTATAAGCTAAAACTTCGTTATTTGTAGCAGTATCTATTTTTACATTGTGTAGTTCATCTAACTCATAACCGTTATCTACTTTAACAAATATAGTTCCTTGTGTTGCGTGTGCAGAAACAACATAACCAATTATAATTAAATGATTTGGAGCAGTTGGTTTTACTTTTGTTATTCTACCTGCAACAGTTGGTGATAAATACAAAACATCTCCGTCTGCCCAAGTTTCACCTTGCAAAGAACCCGTTGTATTGATATTTCTAACTAATCCACTTGTAGTTATAAATCCCTCTTCATTATTTGCTATTGTTTCAGTTACTAATCCAATTGTTTCAGCACTTAATACATCATTAGTAGCTTGTGCTAAATCAACTTTCATTCTTTGACCTTGAGCACCTGTTATTCTTACTGCTTGGTAATTAACTTCTAATAAATCTATGTTTGTAGATGTTTTATTTACTACTCTTACAACTGATTCTTGACCTATTTGTAATTTTACATTTCCACCTTTTAATATTAAATCTAATGTTCCATCTGTATCATTATAATACATTGAACCAGCAGCAGTAGGAATATTAGTAGGTGTATTGTCAAACTCTAAATTTCCTAATTGAATACCAAACTCTCCTAAATTAACATCAGATACTGCTCCTGTATATGGAACAAATGTGTTGTTTACATATCCTTTATCTACTAATGTTCTATCGTCATAAGCTGATGATAAATTTGAATTATATTTTACTAATGCAGTAGCAGTTACATCACCATTTAATCTTGTTGTTCCATTTACATCTAATCTAAATCCTGCGTCCGTTGATTGGTTTATTGCAAAATTTCCTGTTGGATAAAAATAAAATTGATTTGATGGCATTGAACCTGTTGTTCCTGTTGCAATTGTGATTCCTCCAGTTGTTATATGTCTAATATCAGACCTTCCAGTTCCTGTATTATTAAAAAACTGGATTCCTACTCTGCCAGCGGGTGTACCATACTGAATATATCCAACTTCTCCACTACCATCATTTAAAAACCAAATTTGTGTGCCATCATTTCTTAACTCAGTTCTTAATTTATTATCTGCGGTAATTTTAAATAATCTTTTTGAAGAACCTGTAAAACTTCCTGTATTAAAAGTAGTTTTAATATCTAATCCAACTAATACATCATTGTTTGCTGAAGAAGTTAATATATTAGATACAATCGCTCCTTGTGCTAAATTAGATACTGCGGTTTTTGTTCCTGATATTTCAACATTTCCTGTATTATTATTCTTTATATCATTCCCTGTTTTTGTCCAATAGTTTGAATCGATAATTTTAGTATCAACTTCTCCTTTTGTATAAGTATCTACAAGTTTATTCTTTTCAGCAGTTGTATAATCGTTTAAAGTAGCTCCTGCTAAAGTACCATCTCCTAAAGGAACACTTGCATCTGTTCCTGTATCGCTATTAATTGTAAAATTACTTGCAGTTTGTGTTGTAGTTAGATTAGTTGCTCCACCACCGCCACCAGTTGAAGATATTGTGCCACCTGATATTGTTATATTTGTACCAGCAGTTATTACTGAACCATCAGCAGCTAATATTTCAGATGATGCTCCTGTTGGAGTTTTAAATTTTGTAGCAGTTAATTCTCCTTGTTGATTAACTGTTAATTTACTAACTCCATTTTTGTTTACTTCAATTGGATTTCCCGTAGAAGAAGTTCCACTATCTATAACAACTCCTTTATTTGTACTTCCTAAATTTACATCGACAGATATTGTCCCATTTCCATATACTTCAATTCCTTTACCTGAAGTTGAATAAGCATATATTCCAGTACCATTGCCATCTGAAATAGCAGAAACTCCAATTCCTATATCAGTTGATGCAAAAACACCAACCCCATTTTGACTGTTTCCATCTACACCATAATATCCAATCCCTTTTACACCTGTACTGCCTTCTCCTATTACACCTTCGGTTTCAGAAACTCCATAAACACCAGCTGCTGAAGTTGAAGTTCCATAAACACCATTAGTCTCACTTGATTCTCCTTTGATACCATATCCTTGAGATGAAAATGAAGTAATGCCATTTGCTCCGCCATCGCCAACAGTAATAGTTATTGGATTAGTAGTTGTTGCTCCTAAATCTGTAACAGATTGTAAAGTTTGATTTAATCCACCCGTAACTTGATTTATGTTTACAGTCGTTAAATTTGGATTTACAGTTATTGAAACACTATCAACTGTTTCAGAAACATTAATATCTATTATATCGTTTGCCATTATCTTGTTACATCATTAGTTATTGAAAAGTTTCCACTTATATATGTCTTAACAGTACCATCTGCTTTAATTAATTCAATGTCATAAATATAATTTGCAGCATCTAAATTTATAATTTGTCTATTTATTTTAAATAAACCTGTAGCAGCATTTGTAATTGTTATTCCTGCACTTGCAACAGAAGTTAATGAAAGAAATATTACTCCTCCATATTCTTTTCTTAATTGCATTCTTAACGTGCAACCTGTTAAATTTAAAGCAACTGAATTAACAAGCATTTGAAAATTTACTAATTCAAATGTATCTCCTTTTATATGTGTAAAGTCTAAAGCCATTATTTGTCTTTATTTAGTTTGTTTAAAAATACCTCTAACTTTTTTACGTTAGTTTCTTTTGGCTTGTATGTTTCTTTTATAGTACCCATCCTGTAAAGTTTGCATTGTGGTCTGGAAATACATCAGCATTTGAGTTAGCAGTATATTCAGGAAATAAATTTTGATTAAAACTCATATAATCTATAAATCTATTTGTATAAGATTGTGCAACATCTCTTTCTTTTTCAATTAAGAAATCTATTTCAGACTTTTCAACCGTAGAACTATTTTCTGAATTATGTTTAAATACTCCTTTATTTGATACTTTATAAGCTGCGTAAGGCAAAAACTCTACCATTGCCCAATGTATTACCATTGGCTTAATATATTTGCTTAAAAGCGTTGTATATGGAGCAGCTAAATTACCTGCAACAATACCATCATTAATTTTGTCGTATAGTTTAGTTCCTAAATAATTTTGTATATGTAATTGTTGTGCTTGATAAATATATTGTGTATAAATATCAGGGTCTAAATTACCATTCAAATTAGTGAATTTAACTATATCATTTGTGCTTATAAAAAGTCCTTGTGCCATATCTTAATTAGTTTGTATATCCCATTTTATTCCAATACTCTTGCGTATATCCTTTTGTAGGCATATCACTTGGCTTCATAGATACTTCTTTTTCATTACGTATTCTATATCCATATTTTTCAGCTATTGCATTGCTTAATGGTTTTGCTTTTGGACTTGTTGGGTCTATTTTTACACCATCTAAATTAGCGTAAGTTCTACGTAGCCATT